AGATTATCGGCCAAGGTCTGATTATGGCTTTCCAAAATGCAACTGGCAATCAAGGTATCGGTGGCATGACCAAAGCCATGGAAGATTTTGGCTACACAATTGACGCCATTATTATCAAATTTAGCCAATTAACTTCTGCTGCCCCTAATCTAGCGGACAAATTAGGGCTTGGATTTATCAACACAATTCTCAAAAAAACAGTTGACGGCTGGGATTATTTGTTGGGTGTTGATGAAACTCGTTTGCTTATTCAAAACGAAATTTGGAAACAAAACACAAAAACATGGGAAACAGCCAGCAAATTTGCAGCTGACCAAGCCAAGAGAAACAAAGAATATTTGGCCTTTTTAGCCAAGCAAAAGAAATTATCCGACGCTGCCGCAGCAGCAGCTAAAAAGAAAGCTGAAGAAGAAGCCGCTTTAAAGAAAGCGGGAACCATTTTTGAAATTGATAAGATTCAAGTTTTGGCTGCATTGCAAAGAGAAATTAGTGACAATGATAAATTAAGATTGCAATTGCAAATGGCGTTATTGCAAGACAATGCTTCGGAAGCGGAAAGACTGAGTAAACAATTAGCAATCAGTCAATTACAGACTACGGACTTGGCTAAATCAATTGCTAACCTGCCAATGGCTTTAAATCCATTTAAAGGCTGGGGTGCTGAAATTGACGCCCTGTTAGCAAAAATGATTGAAATGTATAGATTGTTGCAAATGAAACCTAACATTCCAGAAGGAACGCAAAGGGTTAGTGTTACTCCAACAACCGCGCCTTCTATACTTGCAAATGCACCAATAGCAATGTCAGATTATCAATCAATTACGGGTGTTATGAGTGATGTTGGCGTTAAAGTCCCAACATTTAATATAACAATAAATAATGCTGGCAATGTAGTTTCTGAAGCAGACCTTGTTGAACAAATAAGAAATGGCTTGTTAAATCAAAATCTATCAGGTTCACCAAGTGCGGTAGGTAGATTGCTTGGTGCTTTCCAGTAATGGCACTACCAGCAACGCTTGATGTTTCGCTAAATTTCAGTTCGGGCGCAACCTTCGGTATTCCGTTCACATTGGACGACCCGACTAACGGAATTTTAGGCACAAACATTTTGTCTGATTCTGCTACACCCGCATTAGTTGTAAATCTAACCCCACAAACAAGACAAATAAGCATTAGGCGGGGCAGAAATGTTGCCCGTGATATTTACGAAGCGGGTTCATGCACGGTTAGAATTTATGACCCAGCGGGTGACTTCAATCCCCAAAATGTCAGCTCACCTTACTATGGTCAGTTAGAACCTTTGAGAAAATTAAGAATATCAGCTTCAACGGGTGGAAATACTTATTACCTTTTTAGTGGATACACAACAGCTTATGCTTACTCTTATGACCAAGCCGAAAATATGGCGTATGTTGATATTAGTGCAAGCGACGCTTTTCGTTTGTTCAATTTGGCAAATGTCATTTCAATAACTGGTCAAGCTGCGAATCAAGATACTGGCACTCGAATTGGTAAAATATTGGACACAGTTAATTTTCCCCTTTCTATGCGTCAGATTGACACAGGAAATTCATTAACAATTGCTGACCCAGCAACTTTAAGAACTTCTCTAAGTGCTTTGCAAAATTGTGAGTTCTCAGAGCAAGGGGCTTTCTACATTTCACCTTTAGGTGATGTTGTCTTTAAAAATAGGGCTAATGTTATTGCTAGTGCGGGAGTAACTCCAACGGAATTTAATCAAACAACAGGTATTCCTTACTCAAATTTAAAATTTGCTTATGATGACAAACTAATTATTAACTCGGCAACAATTACAAAATCAGGCGGTTCACCTCAAACCGTACAAGACGCAACAAGCATTGCAACCTATTTCCCACACTCAATTTCAGTTTCAGATTTGGTGGTCAACACCGACGCTGAAGCTTTAAATATTGCCCGAATCTATGTTGCCAGCCGCAGCACAACGACAATAAGAATTGATGAAATGAGCTTGGACTTATTTGACCCAGATGTTCCAACTGCCACAATTCTCGATTTCGATTATTTTGACAATGTCTTAATTTCCAATGTTCAACCTGACGGTTCTACCATTGTCAAAAATTTGCAAATTCAAGGCATTGCTCACACAATAACCGCCAATTCTTGGAAAACAGACCTAACTACTTTAGAACCCATTGTTGACGGGTTCATTCTTTCCAGCCCTTATTATGGGGTCATTGGAGAAGATGTTTTGTCCTATTAACCGATATAATTAGACCCTAAGGAGAATCACACATGGCAGCAGGACTAGGTTTTAAAACCTTTAATACTGGAGATGTATTATCGGCAGCAGATGTAAACGGATACTTAATGCAAGGCGTTTTGGTATTTGCCGACGCAGCAGCTAGAGACGCAGCAATAACCTCACCTCAAGAAGGTCAATTTGCTTACACCAAAGATACTAACGGTTTATGGTATTACTCAGGAAGTGCTTGGGTCGCTTCAGGTGCAACTGGAGATATTGAAGGCGTAACCGCTGGAACAGGAATAAGCGGTGGCGGCACTTCTGGCACAGTAACAATTACCAACTCAATGGCAACAGCAATAGACGCCAAGGGTGATTTAATTGTTGGAACTGGCGCAGATACATTTAGTCGCCTTGCAGTAGGTACAAATAATTATGTTTTGACCGCAGATTCTGCTGAGGCTACTGGGCTTAAATGGGCGGCTGCTTCTAGTGGTGGTTTTACAACTGCAATTTTCCACGATGCAAAATCAGATACTACTGCTGGTGGAACATTTACAAGCGGTGCTTGGAGAACTAGAGATTTAAATACAAGCCAATTCAACAATATAACAAGTTGCTCATTGTCAAGTAATCAAATTACATTACCTGCTGGAACATATCAAATATGGGGTTTTGCACCCGCTTTTGATGTTAATAGACACCAAGCAAGATTCTATAATATCACCGATAGCACAGTAACAATTTTAGGTATGTCAAGTTATACAAGGTCAGGGGCTAATGCACAAACTGGATATGCAAGTATTCAAGGTGCTTTCACTATTGCTGGAACAAAAACATTTGAATTTCAACATAGGTGCGAAACAACTGGTTCTTCTAATGGATTTGGTGTTTCTGCTGATTTAGGTTCAGGCGAAATCTATGCTCAATTAACAATAAGTAAGGTGGCTTAATATGGATATTGCATTAGGAATTGAGGCATTACTGCCAGCAGCACAATATTTTGGCAGCACAACTTCAAATACAAAACAATGTTTTGATGATTTGAACTGGCTAGATGCAAGACCAAAACCTACTTGGAATGCTATTCAGGCTGCTTATGATGAGTTGCCTAATGAAATAAAAAATCCACCAAAACCCTAAGCACAATCCCTCAAGATTGTTCTCGAAGGATAAATTGGAAAATATGAAACCATGGTTATCAAAGGCGGCAACACAGCTGCGAGAACAAATAGATGATTCATACCCGAGCCGCCTTCGTGGGAGTGATGGGTGGATTGCTGATTTGCGTCATCAACAAGCAGGTAAATCCGACCACATACCCGACCCAAAATCTGGAAATGTTGTCAGGGCAATCGACATTGACGCTCGCCTTTCTGACGACAAAGGGGCTTCAATCTATCTGGCAAATCAGCTTAGACTCTACGCTAAAGATTACGGACGCGTATCTTATGTGATTCACAAGGGACAAATTGCCTCTCCAATATTTAATTACAAATGGAGAAAATACAGGGGTTATTCAGCCCACGACCATCATATTCATATTAGTTTCAGAAAAAATCAAGATAACAACTCGGAGTTCTTTAACATACCACTACTAGGGGGCAAGAATGAATAGCAAGACACTAGCCGTAATTAACTCATACGCAAGAAGCGCATTTGTTTGTTTGGCAACCGTATATGTAACAAATCCTGAAGGTTCATTTAATGACATTTGGAAAGCGTTTTTAATTGCATTTGTAGCCCCAATCCTCAGAGCTTTAAATCCTGACGATAAAGCTTTTGGCATAGGCAGTAACGAGTAATGACAGCCCTTGAGTGGGCTGGCTTTGCTGCTGGAATTACCACAAC